ATTATTTCATTGTCCCGAAACATGCGTTTGGGACTCATGATATTGTTGGAATGAAGTTCAGACTAGCAACTAGTGTTGACCCTAGCCCTTCAGCTTATATGACTGGTATAGTCTGCAGTCTCAATCATCAGTTACTTGGTGCAGATCATGTTGTTTTATATGTTTTACAGACTTTAAGTAAAGACGTGAGATCACATTTTGCTAGTGACATTTTGAGATTAAAGAATGCGGATGCTCAAGTATCAAATTCATGTGTACGTGCAACTTATATTGGAAAGCTTGAATGTGACGACGAGAATTTTGGTCGAGTCAAGTACACTAATACCATACGTTACTCATGGGATGATCATAAGGTCGGCCAATGTGGATTACCGGTAGTTTGGACTACTGCAAAAGGCAAGTGTGCTATTGCAGGAGTTCATATTGCTGGTCACTACAATAGTAATGTTGCTTACGCTGTTTTGTTCACGCGACGAGAATTAGATGAGTGTTTGGGCAAATTTGATACGGGGATTATGGAAGCTCATTCTTTGGGAGAAGAAGAGCCTGCATTTCCTCCACATGCTCAGTCTCTAGTTTTACATGAAGAGATTGGTTTTCCCACCTATTTAGGAAATATGGGTACTACCAAAACCTTCAACCAAGTATCGAAATTGTGTAAAACCAAGGTTCATGCCAGGATCAAGTCAAAGATAGATGAAGTATATGGACCCCAAACATATACCAATTATCAAAAGCCACTGATGAAGTCGAAGATGAAAGATGGTGAGTATATAAATCCTTATAATATTACATTTAGAAAGTTTGCAAATCCTAAGAAGTGTCTGAACCTTGAGGTTCTTAAAAGAACTATCAAACAGGTAACAGCACAGATTTGCAGCAATCTTGAAAATGTTGGTATTAGCGAGATGAGACCGTACAATATTGAAACTGCTTTTAACGGGTCAGCTTTTGATTATTATTGCCGGTCTGTAGATTTATCGAAAAGCGCAGGTTATGGTACTCCTTGAAAGAAACGTAACTATGTTTACGAAGAAGAAGATAGTGTTTATCCTAAAGACCAGATTCTCAAGGAAATTAATGATTTAAT